TGATGTTGTTGTTGCGAATGCGACAGCTTCTTCAACCTTTGCGAACAGCGCAACCGGTCTTCTTGGTTTCGTCAGCGAATCAGCCGCCGCGATCTATAAGGCGACAAAGGGATTCGCTCGCAATCTAGTCGTCAGCCCTGATCAATGGGGCAACATCATGGGCTACAACGATGCGGGTCGTCCGATCTACAACGCAGTAGCACCAATGAACGCAGGTGGCGCGGTATCACCACAAAGCTTGACCGGCGTAGTCGCTGGAATGAATCTTTTTGTTGATGCTTACAAGAGTGGAACAGATGACAACACCATGCTGATTGTCAATCCTGATTCTTATACTTGGTATGAATCACCACGCCTTCGTCTTCAGGCAAATGTCACCGCAACCGGCGAAATCTCTATGATTTATTATGGCTACGCGGCGTTAGCCGTGAAAGTTGCGGGCGGAGCTCGTAAGTTCAACCTAACATGATCAATCATCGGCTGATTCGCTCCTGAGTCAGCCGAGCAGAACCCTAGAAAGGAACAGAGCTCATGCCATCAATTATCACCGCGACACAGTTGCGAAATGTTCTTGGCGTGAGCTCTGCCCTTTATGACGATACTTATCTAAATCAGATTATCGATTCAGCTGAGAACATCATTTTGCCGATGCTTGTGGCAAACACTTCCGGCGTGACTCATGTTCAGCGCAAAGATAATGTCGCTTTTTATTACACAATCAGACCGCACGGATTCGTTACCGGCAATTCAGTAATTGTCACAAATGTGCCATCACCGTTCGCCGCAACAATCACGGTCACAGACAAAACTCTTGATGATCCTTACCTATTCACAGCCGCTTCGGTAGGCGCAGACATCGATCTGAAGCCGGTTCTTCCAAACGGAACAGCCACCCTTTCGGGCTATTCCGCGGCTGAGCTTTACGCGAGCACACCGGCGGTTGAAAGCGCTGTCTATGTGGTCAGCACCGAAATCTTTCAATCGCGGCTCTCAATTGGGGGTCAATTAGAGGGAGTCGATTTCACGCCCACACCGTTCCGTCTTGGGCGTAGCCTTCTCAGCCGCGTTTCAGCTCTGCTCGCTCCTTACATCGATGCCGAAACGATGGCACAGTAAATGCCGGCATCATCAATTCAAACAAGTGTGCGCGATGCGTTGAAGACAGCTCTTTCAGGTGTCGCCGCTTCGGTCTATAATTCCGTGCCCGAGTCGATTATTGCTCCGGCTGTCGTGTTAGTCCCGGCAACGCCTTATCTTGAACCCACGCTTTTATCAAAAGGGAATGTCAAGGTCAAGATCAACATGACCGTGACCTGTGTCGTCAGCTATAACTCAAACCCGGCATCGCTGGACAATTTAGAGAAGCTGGTCATTAGCATTCTGGCGGCTTTGCCCGCCGGATACATCGCGGGAGTGGTCGAACGCCCGCTGGTGAGTCAGATCGGGGCGGCTCAATACCTAACCGCTGACATCAATGTTTCGACCTATTACACCCAAACAAACTAGGAGATAAATTCATGGCAACGACCGTCATCACGGGGCGCGATCTAGTCTTGACGATCGCTACCAAAAACTATGATGAGCAAGCTTTATCAGCTACGCTCACAAATGAAGCTTCAATTGAGGTTTATCAAACACTCTACGCTAAAGCTTACAAAAACATCGATAATCAATGGACATTCGAGATGGAGATGCTCGCAGATTGGGGCGCGGCTGATTCTTTGTGCGAAGCGCTGTGGAATGCGGCAGAATCAGCACCGAACACCACAATCGCGGTTTCACTAACAGCTGTCACCGGCGCTGTCTTCACATTCAATGTGTTGCCACTATACCCAAGTGTCGGCGGCACTTCACCTGATGCTCAGACAGTATCTTTGAGCTTCACGGTCGTCGGGAATGTCACCGAGTCCTTCAGCTAAAACTAAACAGATCAGGAGCAAAGAATGAAACTAGGAATCACGGTCACTTACCATTCAGGCGAGTCAGAGTCGGCGACGATTTTGCCGCCTGAATGGATTAAGTGGGAAGTCAAAACAGGTCGTAAGATCACAGATGCTTCAAATGATCATCTCGGGCTCAGCGATCTAGCTTTTTTGGCTTATTCAGCTATCAAGCGGGAGAAAGCCGGGCAACCGGTCAAACCTTATGATGTGTGGGTCGAAACGATTGCCGATCTCGACATCGTGAGCTCTGAAAGCCCAAAAGCCACCCGCGTGGAAGTGTCGGCAGAACAGTAGTCGAGCTGGCAATTGCCACGCACATACCGATGAGCGAATGGCGTTCGATGGAAGACATCGCGACAGCCATCGAGATTTTGGAGAAGCAAAGGAATGGCAAGCGCTGAGCAAGTAGAAGCCTACAATCGACGAGAGATTCGTCAGGTTGCGGCGGCTTTGAAAGCTATGGACGAAGAAGCCACAAAAGAAGCACAAGCACAAGGTGGCGCGCTTGCCGAATTTTTGCGCGGCAAGATTATTTCAAAAGCTTATGGAAGACAAAGAGCCGCTGATGTTGCGCGCGGAATTGGCGAAGGCTCGAAGGTTTCAAAGACATCAAAAGTCGGTGAGCTGTCAATTGGTTTCGCTTCTCAGCGGTTTAGCGGCGGCGGCACGACAAAAGAGCTGTGGGGCGGCATGGAATTCGGATCAAAAAAGTTTCGTCAATTCCCGTCTTGGAATCCACAAGGTTGGTTCATTTATCCGGCGTTGCGCGAGAATCAGACAGAGCTTGTGAAACAATGGGAAGAAGCATTCGATCGCATTCTGAAGAAGTGGGGCTAACATGGCAGGATCAAGAACTCTCAAGCTCTCGATTCTTGCCGATGTCGCTGATCTAAGAGCAAAGCTTGGAGATAGCGGCAAAGAAGTTGAAACTTTTGGATCAAAATTGGGTGATTTCGGTAAAAAAGCCGGTCTAGCATTCGCGGCGGCTGGCGCGGCGGCGGCGGCTTACGCCGGCAAGCTTTTGGTCGATGGTGTCAAAGCGGCAATTGAAGACGAGAAAGCTCAAGCCACATTAGCGGGAACTTTGGAGAGAGTCACCGGGGCGACCAAGAATCAGATTGGCGAACTTGAGAAATGGATTAGCGCTCAAGGAGTTTCAAAAGGTGTCACCGATGACGAGCTTCGTCCGGCTTTAGATCGCTTGGCGAGAGCCACAGGAGATGTCACAAAAGCCCAAGATTTAGCGACGATTGCTATGGACATCTCAGCCGGCACAGGTAAATCTCTTGAAACCGTCAGCGCGGCGCTCGCAAAAGCTCAAGAAGGGAATGTGACATCGCTGGCGAAATTGACCGGCGGTTTTGATAAGGCAGAGCTCAAAGGCAAGACTTTGAATGATCTCTTGCCAATAATCACACAGAACTTTCAAGGTGCGGCTGATCGCGGTGCGGCTACATTCGCCGGCAAGATGGAACGGCTTCAAATTGCCTTCGGAGAAGCTAAAGAAACGGTCGGATCATTTGTTCTTGATGCCATCACACCGCTTGTCACGGTTTTTGTTGAGAAAGTAATTCCTGTCATTCAAACTTTGGCTGATGACATCGGGACAAATCTCAAGCCAATTGTTGAAGACTTGATGGCATTCTTCAAGGAGAATGTGATTCCAATTTTTGAAGCATGGTGGGAAGTCCTAAGCACAATCATCATTCCCGGCATCAAAAACACTTTCACGCCTATTTTTGAAGGCGTTTTGAGCTTATGGAATAAGATCGCAAAAGCTGTCAGAGATAATGAGGAAGACTTGAAACCGCTTTTTGACTTATTCAAAAAAGTTGCGACTTTTGTATCTGAGAAACTAGCTCCGGCGGTAGGCAAGATTTTGGGCGCGGCTTTTGATGTGCTCGGATCAGCAATTGGCGGAATCATCACCGCTTTTGCGAAAGTCGTGGGTGGCATCGATGATGTTATCGGTGCGATCAAGAGAATGATTGACTTGGTCAAAAACAACCCACTTGTCAAGGGAATTGGCGGCTTGATTGACAGAGCTTTCGGCGGCGGCAAAGCTGACGGTGGGTCGGTCAGGGCTGGCACAGCTTATGTCGTAGGCGAGCGCGGGGCTGAATTATTCGTGCCAAATCGAAGCGGGACAATTGTGCCGAATGAATCTCTCGGCGGCGGTGTCGTCAATAATTTCAACATCAATGTCACCGGAGCGCTGGATCGTGAAGGCGTTGCCCGTCAGATTGTTGATCTTTTGAATAATTCCTATTATCGCGGCACGATAGGCGCAGGGGCGCTTCAGCTGTGACAGCTTGGAGTCCGGTCTGGCGAGTCAAGATCAATGGATCAACGCTCACAAATGTCACTCTTGCCGATCTAAACATCACAAGCGGTCGCACAAGTATTTATGAGCAACCGACCGCAAGCTTTGCGAACATCAATCTAATCAATCTAACACAAACGACTATTCCCATCGATGTCAATGATGCTGTCACAATTGAAATTCAAAACAGCGCCGGCACTTACATCACAATTTATGGCGGTTTTGTCAGCGAGTATTCAATTCAAATCACAAGCGCCGGGTCGGTGACTTATGCTCAGGTTTATCGCATTTTGGCACTTGGCGCGCTGGCTCGCTTGCCGCGACAGCTGACAAGCGGTGTTTTGTCGAAAGATATTGATGGCAATCAAATTTTTGACATTCTTGCGCAAGCTTTGTTCAACACTTGGGCTGAAGTAGCACCGAACCTGACTTGGGCTGATTACGATCCGACGACGACTTGGGCTGAGGCTGAGAATGCCGGTCTTGGAGAAATTGATCGTCCGGGTGATTATGAATTGACCGCGCGAAGCGCTGAAACGACCGACATCTATTCGCTTGCCGCAAGCCTTGCCAATTCAGGGCTTGGATACATTTATGAGAACGCGCAAGGTCAAATCTGCTACGCAGACAGCACCCATCGAAGCGAATACCTTGCCGCCAATGGTTATGTTGATCTCGATGCTGAGAATGCGGTCGCTCGTGGATTGATGGTTTCAACCCGAGGTCAAGATGTCCGAAATTCCATCACGATTACTTACAAGAATGGCGCACAAGTCAGCGACAGCGATGCCGCATCAATTGCCCTTTATGGGCTTTTATCGCAGAATTTCACAACAAGCTTGGAGAACACAAGTGATGCCAATCTTCAGGCGAGCTTTTATCTTGATCTCCGGGCTTACCCGCAAGCCCTGCTCGAATCGATCTCCTTTGAACTTGTCAATGATCAAATAGATAACACCGACCGCGATGCTCTTTTGGGAATCTTTATTGGAATGCCTATAAATCTCGCTAATCTGCCAATAAACATGGGATCGAATTATCAAGGTTTTGTCGAAGGCTGGACATTCCAAGCTCGCTTCAATGCTTTGAGCCTTCAAATTTTGATGAGTCCGGTTGCGTATTCACTTCAGGCATTTCGATGGAATTCTGTGCCTGTCGCTGAAACTTGGAACACAATCAGCCCTACACTTACATGGTTGGAAGCCACCGTGGTGGCATAAAGGAGAAAGATAGATGGCAACGACGACCCCGAACTTCGGGTGGGACATTCCACAATCGACCGATCTTGTGAAAGACGGTGCGACCGCAATCGCCGCGCTTGGCAACGACATCGATGCCGCGTTGGTGGATCTCAAAGGTGGCACGACCGGTCAAATTTTGAGCAAGAATTCAAACACCGATCTTGATTACACATGGGTGAATAATGATCAAGGCGACATCACAGCTGTCACAGCTGGCACAGGATTGACAGGTGGCGGAACGACCGGAGCGGTCACACTTACCAATGACATGGCAACAACAATCACCGCCGCGGGCGACATTGTAGTTGGCACAGGTTCGGGCACTTATGACAATCTCCCAATTGGCACGACCGGTCAATTATTGACAGCTGACACAACAGTTTCGCCTTACAAGGTGAAATGGAGCACCGTCGCATCAGGAAGCATGACAGAAATTGCTTCCGGATCAATGAGTGGATCAGCCACAATTCGACTTCAGAGCATTCCCGGCACTTATAAAGCTTTGCGGTTATACATCAGAAATCACATAGCTACAAACACAAATCTGAGTCTTCGATTTCGCTTGAATAATGATTCCACAGCTAACCGCTATTCATCAGGCGGCGAATTAAATCAAAATACTTCAGAAACATTTCGTTATGATTCTGTTTATTGTACTAGCGACCTTAGCAATACAACAGCTCAAGGAATGGCTGTTTTTGACATTACCGATTACACATCGACCGGAACATGGAAGATGTTTAGCGCGATGGCAATTGGTAATAATAAAACGACCGCAACATCGATTCAGCTTGGAACGGTGGTCGGTGCTTACAATCAAACCGGAGCAATCACAGAAATTGACATCTATTCCGATCAAGGCAATTGGACGGGTGGCACTTACAATCTCTATGGGGTGAATTAGAATGGAAGAATTGAAAGTCACAATCCACAATGTTGAAACCGGTGAAGTCACGACCGTACCAATGACCGAGCAAGAAGTTGATCAGCATTTCAAGGATCGCGAACAAACAAATGCGATGATTTCTGAGCAAGAAGCCAAAAAAGTCAAAAGAGCTCAAATCCTTGAAAGATTAGGCTTGACCGAAGAAGAAGCAAAACTTCTACTTTTATGAGTCTTTATCCACCTGGCACAGCTCATCGTTTGATTGAAGTAGCAATCAGCGAAATTGGCTATGTTGAGAAACCGGTCAATGTCACCAAATACGGCGAATTTATGAATGCCGATTCTTTGCCGTGGTGTGGATCATTCGTCAATTGGTGCGCTCACGAAGCTGGCGTGAAATTGCCGTCAATGGTAAGCACAGCGATGGGCGCTCAACGATTGAAAGATGTGGGTCGATGGCATTCAAAGCCAGAGCGCGGCGATCTCGCATTCTTCGACTTCCCGGGCGATGGTGTGGATCGAATCAGCCACATCGGAATTGTCATTCAAGTCAATGCCGATTCGGTTTTGACAATTGAAGGCAATACAGCCCCGGCAGGTGGAGATCAGCGAAACGGTGGTCAGGTTATGCTAAAGCACCGACAATTCGGCGCGGGAACATCGATTGTGGGTTTTGGTCGTCCAAAATTCAGAGTATTCGCCGGGGACTTCCCGACGGTTGAAGCTGGTGAGGAAGCCGCCAAGCCAAAGAAAGAACGGAGAAAGAAAGATGGAGAAAGCAAAAGCCCTTCTCGCAAGCTGGGCGCGAAGCTTCCTAGCCGCATCGCTGGCGGTTTATCTAGCCGGAGCGAGTGATCTAGAAACAATTGCGAAAGCCGGTCTTGCCGCAACTTTGCCCGTGATCTTGCGCTGGTTGAATCCAAAAGACACAAAATTCGGGGTCAATTCCTGATCCATGTCGCCCGATACCGTTGCCCTACTTGTAGGGGTCATTACGATTGTCACAAGCTTCGTCGCTTCAATCAAGTGGCTTGTGAATCATTACCTGTCAGAACTCAAACCTGATGGCAACGGTGGGCACAATCTTGAAGGTCGAATTCGGCGCATGGAATCCCGAATCGATGATCTTTATTCGCTTATGCTTCAAAATGACAAGCCGGTGACACGCCGCAAATCACGCTGACTTCTTGTTTTTGTCGGCGGTCTGCTCCACACTTATCACAACCCACCCAACCCGCGGTGGTAGATCAGGAGCAATTCATGAACGAGTTAGGAATGGACACAAGTCAGGTCATCTTTGTTTTATTGGTGATGGGATTGGCTTTCACAGTAGGTTATTCAATTGGGTGGCGAAGCGGTAGGGACGAAGGTTATCGCCATGGTTATTCACGCGGCAGGGCATTCAGCCGCAATCGGGGCGGTGCTGACCGATGACTTGGAATCTAGAGAATTACGAAGATGTAAATGCCCGCATCAAACGCTTTCGAGCTGAATTCCCGACCGGGCGGCTTGAAGCTTTTATCGAAGACATCGACATCAAAGCCGGACACATTCTTGTGAAGGCGCTTGCTTATCGAAACTATGAAGACGAGAAACCTGCCGCTACCGATTACGCCTTCGAGATGCGCGATGGATCGCGGATAAATGCGAATTGGTGGGTCGAGAATGCGGTCACTTCAGCTTATGGGCGCGTGATCGGTTGCCTAACCCCGAGCGATGCCCGCCCTACCCGGCAGGACATGGAGCGAGCGCAAGACTTGGAGAATGCCCACAAAAACGCCCTAGAAGCCGCCCACAGCGGCTTGACAGCTTGGGAAGCGGAGCAACTATCTAAGAAACGCCAAAAGGAGCTCCTAGACAATCCTGTGCCATCTATGGCTGAAGCAATTGATGCCCTACAAGCCGGGCTCGGAGCTGTCGCGATGCCCGAGTCACCTACCTGCCGGCATGGTCACATGATTGAGAAGTCCGGCACGAATCAAAAGACCGGTCTTGCTTATCACGGCTATGTCTGCCCATCAAAAAGCCGAACGGATCAATGCGCCGCTGTGTGGTTCAAGCAAGTCAATGGCGAATGGCTCAGCCCGGCTGATTATCAGCTTTATTTAGAGGAGCGCGGTCGATGAGTGACAAACCCAAAACCCTTCGCGATCTCGCTCTTGAAATTGCCGCTGTGACGACAATGGTCGATCACTTGACCAATCTCAAAGATGAACTCAGAAATAACTTTCAACGCATAGCCGCAGAGCTTGGCGCTGATGCTTCAAAAGCGATTTATGATGGCAAAGAGATCGCAAAGATCAGCTTGATCAGCCCGAAGCCCAAGCCTTACATCATCGATGAGAAAGCATTCTTGACTTTTGTCAAGCTCTTTCACGCCGATGAAATCGTCGAATCTGTGCGCGACAGCTTCAAAAAAGTCTTTCTTGATCGAATTGTGCCGCATGAAGATGGGGCGATTGATCCTGAAACCGGAGAGCTGTTCGACTTTGTCGAATTCAAACAGGGCAACCCTTACATCTCGACACGCTTTCAACCCGAAGGCAGAGCCACAATTCTTGAAGCAATTGAGAATCGAAGTCTGCCGCTTCAGATTGGCTCGGGCGAATGAAATACAAGCTGACAGCGGAGCAACAATTCAAATGTGCTGAAGCTGGTCTTGTCAGAGCTCAGCGCTACTATGCTCAATTCAATGATCAATACAATCGCAAAGAGGACAACCCTGGCGATTGGGTAAGACTCAAAGGCGACTTCTTTCAATTCGTTGCGCTTCAAATGAATGCCATCGCCGCCGAAATGGTGGTGGGTGAATACTTACAGCTCGACTATGGCGATCTAGCTGATCAGCGCAATAAAAGCGCCGCTGATGTCGGATCAAACATCGAAGTCAAACACACCACATGGCAAGACGGTCACTTGATTGTCGCACCTAGAGATCGAAGCTCTGACATCGCTGTGCTTGTCGTGGGAGCTTGCCCGGAATACAGAATTGCCGGGTGGATACCTGTGGCAATCGCTAAACAGCCACGATTCAAAGCGACGAAAGATTCTAGCTATTGGGTCGGACAAAGACATCTTCGCCCAATCGATACATTCAGGAGAAGCTCTTATGGTGAAGCACAAGTGTCGAATCTGTAAGAAAGTCCAAGATCAGAGAATTGTTGAAGAATTCTCTTTGCGATTGCCGCCTTATCTTTATGTTTTGGAATGTCAAGGCTGTGGCGTTCTAGGCGTTGAAATGCTACCGGAGAAGCACGATGTGCCAATGGGGTAATCAAGAGCGTGAAGCGCTCGCAATTGAAATTCAAAATGTCTTCCGATTCGATGATCCTGATTTATCCACAACCGTGGATCAAATTGTGGAATTCGTAAGAACCTTTGAAAGATAGGTGTCCGAATTGTCTAGAATCTCCCAATCTCTCACGCTCACGCTTGACAAGCTCGTTATGCTCCGAGGGCTTGCGCGAGCCGCTTCGCGGTTTAGCTCGCAAGCAAAGCGCATCGGGGGGCGGTCTATGCTGTTAGCCTTTGCGGCTCTCGCACTTTCTTCCACACCGGCTAATTCAGATACATCTTGGAAGAATCATCAAATGAATCTCAAGCTTCACGCAATCAATCTGATTGGCAATTGGGATCAAGCTTTGTGCTTTATTGATGTCATTCATCGTGAAAGCTCTTGGAATTACAAAGCAAAGAATGGATCGCATTATGGTCTAGGACAGATGCGTTCGACTTGGTATCGTGATCTGAATCCTTACAAGCAAGTGGAAGCTTCTATCAAGTATTACATTCATCGCTATGGTTCGATGTGTAAGGCACTTGAACATTCAAAGACAAAGGGTTGGACATGAGCTCATCACTTCGAAGATCAGGATCGACACGCAAGTGGCGAGAGATTAGAGAGCTGGTCTTGGCTAGAGATGGTTACTTATGTCAACGCTGTGGCTCTGAGTCCGGGCTTCAGGTGGATCACATACACGAGCGACAACACGGTGGAGATGATTCGCTTGACAATCTTCAAACGCTTTGCGAAATCTGTCACAAAATGAAGCGGGGGGTCTTTTTTGAGCGTGATAGAACACCACCGACCCCGCCTGTCCTTCTTTCACCACAAAAAGGACAAATCGGACATCACCGAACCGGTTCGAGCTTGAATCAGACAGAATCGGTTTCGCATGGATAAGGATCGGGACACATCGGAATCAGGGGGTGTGATACTTGGCAATTCTGTCCCGAGAATCCATTCAAAGCTTCGTGATCTTCCTTCAAAGGGTCAAGAACTCATCGATTTCAGCGCTTCCATCGGTTTAGAGCTGATGGATTGGCAGAAATGGCTTTCGATTGAAGCTCACAAGGTCAAGCCCGATGGCAGGTGGGCACACCCGCTGATCTGTGCGGTCGTGGCTCGACAGAATGGCAAGAGCACACTCATGATCTCGCGCATTCTTGCCGGGCTCTTTCTCTGGAATGATCCGCTTCAGATTGGATCAGCGCACCGCTTGACGACATCACTTGAAACCTTTCGGCACATCGTCAATCTGATTGAATCTAACGATTCGTTATCTTCGAAGGTCAAGAAGATCAGGTGGGCTCACGGATCGGAAGAAATCGAAACGATTCACAAAACCCGCTACATGGTCAAAGCTTCAAACAGCGCGGCGCGTGGAATTAGCAAGCCCGAAACCGTATTCATGGACGAGCTTCGCGAGCTGAAAGATTCCGAAGCTTGGGCATCGATGCGATACACCATGATCAGCGCCAAAAACCCACAGCTGTGGGCGCTGTCGAATGCCGGCGATCAGCATTCCAAAATTTTGAATCAGCTACGCGAGCGCGGCTTGGCGGCGGCAGGTGGTGGCGATGATGACATCGGTTATTTTGAATGGAGCGCTAAAACCGATGAGATCGACAGCGTTGAGAATTGGAAGGCGGCGAACCCTTCGCTTGGTCGCACGATTCACATCGACAACATCAAGAGCTCAATCAACGACGATCCATCGGTATTTCGAACCGAAGTTTTGTGTCGTTGGGTTGATAGCATAAACCCCGCAATCCCGCCGCAAGAATGGGCAGATTGCGAAGACACATCGTTGAAGCTGGACGACGGAGCGACGACTTGGTTAGGGCTTGATCTTTCGCCGGATCGTCGTCACGGTGCGCTGGTTGCGGCGCAGAGAATTGACGGGGAAGCATTCTTCGTTCAGCTTCTTCACACTTGGCACAATCCGATTTCACTTGACGACAAACAGATTGCCAATGAGATAGCGCCCTATGCTCGGCGATTCCAAAATCTTGAAGTCCTTGCCTATTCAAAGCGCACAAGCTTGGCGGTTGCGATGCGATTATCTCCCGCAGGCATTCCGGTGATTGACATCGATGGCGCTGATTATTCAATGGCTTGCGATCAGCTTCTCGGCGCTGTCGTTTCAAAACGCCTTCGCCACAAAGGTCAGGTCGAGCTGACGAAGCAAGTTTTGTCAGCTTCAAAATTACCTTATGGCGATGGAGCTTGGATCATCGGTCGCAGAGCTTCAAAGGTTGCGGTGTGCGCGACGGTCGCTTCAGCTCTTGTGACTCACTTTGCGACACGCCCAAGCACAGAGATTGACATCTTGGTTGGTTAGGTATCACAGAAAGGGGACAATTCGGACATGAAATTGCGCGATCTTCTTATCGGTGCGCCTTCGCCATCGAAGCCCACCGTGGAAGCGGCATCGGCTTATCTTCCGTTGAATGAAACAAACATCTTCGCCGGAATGTTTAGCACACAAACGACAGCGACCCGCGATGAAGCGATGGCAATTCCGACAATCGCTCGCGCTCGCAACATAATCTGTTCAACAATCGCAAGCACACCGATTGATGTGTGGCAAAAATCGACGATGGAGCGAATCGATCCGCCGCGAGTAATCAATCAACCTGACACAAGAGTGCCGGGTTCAAATGTGTGGAGCTGGCTCGCTGAAGACATTCTGTTTTTTGGTTTTGGTTATCTTCGAGTCACCGATCGCTACGCCGAAGACGGTCGTGTGCGCGCGGCTGAAAGAGTTGCGCCGGAGCGTGTCACGGTTGAAACGAATTCGCTGTCTTATGAAATCACCGGTTATCTTGTCGATGGTTTCAAAGTAAGAAACGAAGACATCAAAGTGTTCATGGGAATGGACGAAGGTCTTTTGAATCGCGCAGGTCAGACTTTGAAAGCTGGCGCGTGGTTAGAGAAAGTCGCTTTGACTTATGCTCGCGAACCTGCTCCGCTGACGGTCTTGAAGACAAGCGGCACAGCTATGCCGGGAGATCGCATTCGCTCGGTTCTTGATGCTTGGAGCAAAGCCCGCAAAGAAAGATCAACAGCTTTTTTGAATGCCGATGTGACAATTGAAAAGCTTGGTTTCAACCCTTCCGAAATTCAGCTCAATGAAGCTCGGCAATACATCGCGTTGGAGCTTGCTCGCGCAATCGGTCTTCCGGCGTGGTTCGTTTCAGGTGATCCACAGAGCAACACTTATTCAAACGCAATCAATCAGCGCCGCGATCTTATCGATTACAGCTTGAAGCCGTTGATGACGGTCATCGAGCAACGACTTAGCATGAGCGACTTTCTTCCATCGGGACAATTCGCCCGCTATAACTTCACAGAATTCTTGCGCGGCAATCCGCTAGAGCGCGCGCAGGTGTATCAGATACTCAGCGGAATCGGAGCAATTACAGCTGAAGAAATTCGGCAGGAAGAAGACATGATCCCATGAAGATCACTATGCCAATCAAGATCACCGCGGCTGATAGTGAGTCGCGCACAATCTCGGGTCGCATCGTCACATTCGACGAGCTTGCCAATACAAGCGCGGGGCGCACAATCTTCGCCAAAGGTTCTGTCAAACCTGCCAATGTGAAGCTTAATCTTGAACACGATCGCACACGCCCAATCGGTCGCACACTTTCGATGACCGAATCTGAAGATGGATCGGGAATTGATGCGGTCTTCAAGATTGCGAACACAAGCGCCGGGTCTGATGCGATTGAAGAAGCTCTCGCCGGTCTTCGTGATGGTTTTAGCGTTGGCGTAAATGTCAGCGAATACGATTCCGAAGATGGTGCGATGGTTATTAAGGCGAGCGATTTAGTTGAAGTCAGCCTTGTCACCGAACCCGCTGTCAGATCAGCTCGCGTGAGCGATGTCGCCGCAAGTGAAGGCGAAGAAGACAAAGAAGATTCCACAGATGATGAGTCTGAGGAAGAAACAACCTACAACAAAGGAGAAACCCAAGTGGAGAATCAAACCGTGGAAGCTCCGACCGTGACCGAAACGGTGGAAGCTTCACAAAAGGTCGAGGCATCAGCCCGCCCTGCTTTCTATACCGCGCCGCGTTTAGATTTATCGCCGCGCAATTACTTGGAGCAATCAGTTCGCGCCGCTATGGGCGACGATGATGCTCGTTCTTATGTCAAAGCCGCTGACACAACCGTCAATAATCCGGCTTTCAATCCGACCCGACAGCTGACCGAAGTGATCAACCCACTTGGAACGCTCAATCGCGGTGTAATTGATGCGCTTAGCAAGTCAGCGCTTCCTGATGCTGGCATGACCTTCGAAATTCCGAAGATTACACAGCTCCCAAGCGTGACCGAAGAAGCTGAAGGTGGAACAGTTGCCGATGTCAATCTCAATTCGGCTTTTGTTTCTGTATCTGTCAAGAAATTCTCAGGTGCTCAAACCGCAAGCGTGGAGATCATCGACCGGTCATCGCCTGTCTTTTGGGACGAGGTTCTCAGAAATCTTGAATACGCTTACGCAAAAGCCACCGATGAATACGCGAATGATGTTGTTGTTGCGAATGCGACAGCTTCTTCAACCTTTGCGAACAGCGCAACCGGTCTTCTTGGTTTCGTCAGCGAATCAGCCGC